TCCAGTCAATTGATATAGATCTACAAGCTGCCTAAAATAGATTTGCCGTTGACTATCAGTTAAAACTCCCTCTTGAACTGTAACGTCATACTTTATGAAATCTTTGTTATAAAACTGTTCTGCCGGCTTTTGATTGATTATTCTTTCTATCTTTTCAGGCTTCCATGTCTGTATCATCTTGAGTGCTTTTTTAGAAATAAGCTTCTGTGCATATCGTAGATTGTCGAATAAATCTTGAAGATTAACAATTGAGGCACTCTGCCTAAGCTGCATCATAATGCCAGACTCTTGAGCGTTCTCCGTCATTCCAAAAGCTGCATCATTAACACCGGCTATTGTCATTATATCTTGGTCAAATTGCTTTTGTAGCTCAAACATACCCTGTGGTATCTGAGCTGGCATGATCTTTTCGATATCTCCTGGCTGTGCATCATCTTCTTTCCAAATTACCTTTCCTTGAGAAGTTTGAAATAAAGATCGTGGATTTATTACAGCAGATTTCTTAGCCATCCATCCAGAATTTATCTGAGAATCAAGTATATCTATCATCTGAGATCGGCGTTTATTAGACTCTTTCTGAGGATCAAGTTGGCAACGTACTAGTGACTGTAGCTTTAGTTCCCATGAATCTGATTCAGGCTCGAAAATACCCACCATAGGTACGCAATTATATTCATTTAACCCATACTGGTTACGTTCTGTACGCATGTACTCATCGTTTACAATAATGTGGCAGTCAACATACTTTTTTGGTTTTTTTACAATTTTTAATTGAGGATAATTTTTTACAAAAAACTTTAGTCCCTCTGCATCGCCTTCCCATTCTGTAAACTCGCCTGTCTCTTCATCTACAAGCATATCAACCTGTTCCCAGCCTTGCTTGTATACTTCGTTATATGCTAAGAAGTTATCGCCGCTAGGTTGCTTCTGGTATGGTAGCCATGTGAATTTATCATCTCTAGACCAGCCTTGTTTTGATATCATTTCAAGGTCTTTTCTTTGGCCAGGAAGTAATGATGCTGCTTGATCTACGCTAAGATATTTTCTTTTTATTATATGACCGCAGTCTGAGAAATCTAATTGAGTGAAATATGGATCTACGATAAATCCTGAATATGGATCACGACCAAATTTGATATCGCCATTTATTGGATCGTCTCTATAGTCCATCCAGATACTAAGCAAATTGAAACCAGTTTTTAATGCTCCGCCAAATGATTCTGATATGAATTTATAACCATCGCCAGCGTTAAGAGCATAGAGTAGTAATTGGGATAATTGATCGGCTGCTTGCTGGTCAGAAGTTTCTACAGGAGCTACTACTGAGCTAAGGCGATTTTTACGTTGATATCCAGTAAGTAAATTGATGTTCCGTCGGATATAATTGAATACAAGGGCATTTCTGCCTTCTGAAAATAATTTCTGTTTTTCTGCGTTTGACCATTGGTCTCCAAGATATGCTCTTAAATCTATGTCTGCTAATGGATAGAACGGATTCCATGCTAAAAAATCATCCCGGTACAGTTCATCGTATTCTCGGACAATAGCATTATTGCTTATCATAAAATTCCTCGCGTGTAGTGACTCCCCATTGCTGGGATGGTTATGAGTCTTTGAATAAGAGGGACGGGGGCGCTAGCAGTCCCCCTACAATGTAATGTTTTAGATTACAGAGATTCGCTCAGTTTAGAGTTGGTGTTCTTTGCCAGTAATTGGCGTTAGATCGACTTGGTAGCCAGTTTTGTCTTTGATTAAATCTTCGATTATTTCTTCTGCGTAATTGTCTGGATATTCTGTCTGCCATTTAATTAATGGAGTACAACTTGATAAAATTAATGTAATAAAAATCAACAATGTAAATCTTTTCATTATTCACCTCTTCAAGTTTATTATACTAAATATTTGAATTGTTTTCACTTGAATTAAATACTTCTAATTTATATTTAAAAGTATTTTAAATGCTTCCCTTACCTGCAATGGGACTACGGAATTTCCCAATGCCTTAATTCGGCTTGCTCTGTTTTTAGAATTGGTTGTGGTTCTCTCAACATTGTCCAATGTAATGGATACATCATCAATAATTCCACAAACTGGGGACTTAAGCTTCCCCCAGCATGAGTCGCTAAAGTTGGAGTGTGGCGGTTGTACTCGCTCGGGCTTGCATTGTCCTTCCAGTCTCTCGATGCTGGAGTTGGGAAGTGTTTCGCATACGTTACTAGTGTTCTCTCTACTTGCTTCTTGCTCTTTGGATCGTATTTCTTCGCTGGCCCTCTCGCTCCGTCCCATGCTTGAGGCGTTGGTAACATCGACTCCTTTACTGCCTGGTTCAGACATTTCCCGTATCCCTTCGATTCCTGTAAACAAGTCGAGTCCGTTAAGTAAAGCCACATTATTTTTCCTTATGTATACATTCGTTCTAATTCATCTGCTTCATATTCTGTAAATTCTTTCTTTAGATTTTTATGGAAAAAATGAGTAAATAGAGCGTAGCGCTCAGAATCCTTGCAATGATCATTTTGCTTGATTGGCTTGTCTAGACCTCTCTCTGAAGCCTTAGAATCCCATAGTTAATTACTATATTCTTTTATTGTTTCTGTGCAATTAGAACAAATCTTATATGTACCATTAGTTAACAGTTGAGACTGAAATCGTATTCCTGGTACAACATCGTTTATTGCGTCCATAACATTGTTAACATTATTTCGTCTCAACTCTTGCTTAAAAGAAGCAGCAGACGGGTCAATGTAAATCCGCTTTACATTATATCCGCTAATAAATTCGATTAAATCGTTTGAATAATCATAATCTGATTTCTGGCGCATTTCTTTTTTGGAATCATAATAATATTCTTTTTCTAGCCACATATTAGGGTATTGGTTTGGATTATATCCTATTAAAGTAAAGACACACGGGTTAGTAGTTCCGTAATCGATTCCCACAATATAATAATTTGCCTCGTGAAGTGGCATTTGTATAACATGAATTTCTTCATCAAAAAAATCATAAACAGCTCCGTCTGCTAGTACCCATTCACCTAGAATATATCGCTTGTACCATAAGCCTTGATACTCAGCCGATAGATCTTTAATATATTTTTCAGATAAAACTGGGTTATCGTGTATTGTATAAGAAAATACCTTCAAATCCAATTCATGCTCACGATCTATAAAATCACGTTTAAGCCAATGATATGGACTATCAGGGTTAGTTGAGCAAAATAATTTTGCGTTTGGAATTGACAGCCTAGACAGTAACATTTTAAAGAAATTTTCAGGCAAAAGAGATGCTTCATCAAGTAAAGCCCCAGCAAATTCTGATCCTCTAATCTTTGCTTCTGCTCTGTCATCGTTAGCCCCAACAACATACATAACACGGTTGTAAAGCGTAACTTCTCCTTTGCCTGCAGAATACTGAACAGCATTGCCAACTATCTCCTGTAGGGGGGAAATGATATTTCTTTTAATAGTTTTATCAGTTCTACCACAAATAATTAACGGCCCTTTCGGTCCTGCTCTACAGAAGTCAAGCCAGCGTAACAAACATATAAAAGACTTGCCCGAACGCACCGACCCTTCAAGTATATTAATCCTAGCCGTCGATTCTCTATAAGATACAATTTGTTTGTCGCTAAGCCTTTCTAATGCCATGTTTTTTCTTACCCCAGTTTATAAATCCATATACACATATACACATAGATACTAAACAAGATGTTCCTTGAGAATATAAGCCTCTTGATATATCCATATAACACCAATAAAGAAGGCATATAAAATCTATTATAAAACATATCCTATTGCCTCTAGCGTTTAGAAATTTCCCAGACTTTCCAAATACAAGTAAGCTAGCATCTATTAAATTTGCTGTTACACCGAAATAATTCATTTCATCCTCACAATCACGTCATTAACCATGTTTTAATAATTGTTTCTATGGTGCTATATTTAATTAACCAATAAATAATATAAATTATAGAGTATAAGGAATGAAATATTCCCAATAATATAGAATGGTTTACCGTCCAAGATAAAAGAAAAGCTATTGTCGCAAATAGATATCGAAATAGACACATTATATTCTCCTTTCTAGCAAACTAACCATAAGAGTGCTAATTTCAAATAATAATTGTAATTGCTTGTATGCGTGCTTTACTGGATTTAAAGGAGAGTTAACTTCTGTTAATAGCTCTTTCAAACGTAATACAGCAGCTTTCCTTCTCTTTCTTTTAGAAAACATGTCAACCTTCTTGTTTAATTAAGATATGAATCTCTTTTTTTGATTAGATTTATCTTTAGAACTCTACCTAGTTTTATAGCCGCTTTATCTGACAATGGCCTAACCCCTCTCTCTATCTTTGACAGCCATGTTTTACACATGCCAGCTTCTTCTGCTAGTTCATATTGACGATAGCCCCTTTTTCTTCTAAAGATCGCTATATACGTGCCAATTTCCGAACATCCAGACGTTTTTTTTACATTAATTGCGTTAGAATTAGAAAATATAATTATATGACGTGTTTTCTTCTTATTTTTTCTATATATTTTAATGGGAGCTTTTGGCTTTACATATCTACTAATAGTAATTAAATTAAATATATTCATTTATCTTCCTTATTTTTTTATTTCTTCCACGCATAGACTACTTCTGCTGATATTGCATCAACATAATCTTCTTCCCATCCAGACCTACTTTTATTACAATCTGTTAATTCTCTTTTTATTTGTATTACAGAAAACTTGCTTGTTGTTTCATAACAATCGCCAGAACCAGAGATACGTACTTTATAAATACCGTCTTTTTTAGGTAAATTTTCTTTTTCTTTTGTTAAATCAACCCAATCCCTCCACTTACACCTACATTTTTCGCCTGCATATATTTTTTGATCACAAGCGCACGTATATCCCATAATTAACTCACCTTCTTGTTTTGTTTTTTCTGCTTCTTTTCTTCGCTAACGCCGTATGTAGTATATGTTTTGTAATGCCTCTTTAAATCAGTGTAGTCTTTCCACCAGTCTTCTTGATTGTTTGCATATAAAAACTGGTTCTTCTTAATGTTATGATATAAAGTAAAAAATGTTTCTTCAATGCTTGACATCTTGTTTAAATATCCTTCCATCTGATCAGTTACAACGTCTTTTAGCTTGTCAAAATGATACATCTTTGCATCGTGTTTCCTTATCATCTTATCGAACTTGCCTTCCATCCGTTGTAATTTCATTAGCGATTTTTTAAATTCATCACGTACGATTCGTTCAATCTTTTTAGACGTTAGCCTTGTTGGTTTTCGTCCACGTTTTTTCGCTGGTTTCTTTTCATCAACTTCTTTATCTACTTCATCATCCATCTTATTTTCCTTTAATTAATTTGCTGGAAAAAGGACTCGAACCCTCAACCGTCCGATTACAAGTCGGATGCTCTAGCCAATTGAGCTACTCCAGCGTATTTTTTTCTTCTTCATCTTCTTTCAGATATGCACAATCTATTTTACCAAACTCTTGCTTCTCTTGATCAGAAGCATACCGCCATTTATTAAACATTTGTCCGTTTAGAACATCATTATCTCTTACGTATACATATGCGTGTGTATATCCCATCGTGAAGTCATATAGCTTTACAATGACTTGTGATTTATGTTCGGGTGATTTATCAGATAACTTAATCCAGTACACTAAAATTCACGTCCTTTTTCTAAGTACCTTGCATCAGGCCAGTTCCAATCGCTTGTATGACATAGATTCTCATCTTTTAAGCAAAAATCACACCTTCCTCTGTGCCAAGTACACGCATGATCTTCAGGAAAAACAGCACCTAGATTATCAGCACATTCGCCACATATATAGCCGCCTAATGTCTCGTCAGGCTCGTTTACAGGCTCTTCAGCATCATTTGACCAACTATTGTTGTATACGTCCAATCCATTTATTTCGTCGTTCAAAATGATGGTTAAAATCCAATCTAACGCATCAATCAATGACCATTTCTCATCAAGATATCCCGTTATAATCGGAGCTAATTGTATTTGTATTTCTTCGGATATAGCCAATTGTTGGGGTGTCAGCTTAGGAAGACCGCTTTCTCCTTCATTTTCCATTTTATTTTTCCTTGGATAGATTTTTTATTAATATAAATACAACAATCATCATACAAATTGGATATATGAAATCGTTTAACACTTAATCGCCCCTTCTATCATCGCAGGAGGCTTTGTTTTGTTTTCTTTTGCTAAGTTAACGAGTGCATCGAAATCTTGTGATGATTTTATTAAATGCATTACATCTAACAAGTTCGCTAGAGAGCCGTTAAACTCTTGCTTGTCTGTTGGATGGTCAGTTTGCTCTAAACGTTGCTTACCAAGCCATATAAGCATTGATACGTTACCGCTCATAGCTACTTGGTACTGTTTTCCTAGTAGTAAAGAGTTACCTTTTTGTTTTTGCTCTAACAAATAAACGGAAAAATCCACGCCATGATCTATTTTGCAACGGTTATATAATGTATCTTCACAAATGCCAATATAAGCTGCTACTTGAACCCCACTAGAGCCTGACATTAAGAACTTGTTAACCTCGTCCCAATTGATGGGAATTACTTTCCTTCCGCCATTTTGTACTTGAATTTTCTTTGGTTTATCCATTATCAGCCTCCTTAATCATCAGATACTTCTTCTTTAAATGGAGCGAGCCGATCACATTGCAGTGTCTCTTTCCGACGGTTGTCAGATGTGCTACTAATTACACTAGGCTCGCATATATTGACTAAAACTCCCTTTTTCATTTTGGCATTTAGTTCTTCTATTTTATTATAAGGTAATATTGAAACGGTTAGGTTTTTTTGAAACTTTTTATCTACAAAATAAAGATATCTAAACATATAACCCTGCTTAACTTTTCCGCCAAATAACTCTACACATTTTTCGATTGTTAGATTTTTACCTTTAGTTTTTTCCAAAATATACATAGAAATCTTGGAACACTTGTCTTGAATTAACATTCTATGTGCAACATCCATATTAAATTTATTAGCTATGTTTTTTGGTAGTTCCCATACAGATCCAGAAGAAATACCTGTTAACAAAAAGTTTGAAGCTTGATAGATTGTTCCATGACCGCACTGCATTGCATCGGCAAAAGAAATTATCCATTTAATATGTGGGCAATGTTTTTTTATTAATTTGATTGCTATTGATAAACAATGAGATTCGCTGTTTTTAGGTAGTAAGCAATCAAATGCTAATCGATTTAATTCGATAAATTCATTCCATTTAGTAGACTTTACTAAACCTATAATTTTAGATTTGTCTAATGAAGGGCCAAATGATAAAACACCATGTAAACAATCTTGGTAAAATGCTCCAAAATGAAGCTGTGAATTAGAAACAACCTTTCCTGAATAGTGGTGTTTCTTAATAAATATATTTGCAGATTTTGAATCTATTCTATGTAATATAATATCTTTTACTTTAATCACACCTAGACCGCCATATTTCACAAATTCTGCTTATAGCGTTTCCGTTAGTGTTTTCGTTGTCAGTGTTAATAAAATTTCCCATCTTTTTAGAAATCGACAAACACTCTAATATCAGTTTCTTTTGATCTTTAGATAATGTAAACGAAATTACATCTAATGATTTAGCATTATCTGGCAATGATATTTCATCTAATTTTTCTCCTTCAAACGGATCTAACCCAAATTCTTTTTCGGTGAATCCCCAATCTAGTAAATCATTTGTATCCCAGATATTTGCTAATAAATCATAATCCCAATCGCCAACGTTCTTATTTAATCGTATAGTTAATTCTTTGAATTCTTTTTCCGAAAGATCGCGTGAAGGTATCGCAACATCGACTTGATCATATCCGAGCGAATGTAATGTTTTAAGACGTTGATGGCCACCAATGATCTCCCCACTTTTCTGTATGATGATGGGTTGACAGAGGCCGAACTTTCCGAGTGATCGTTTAAGTTCCTCAGCCCTCTTTTTAGTAAGTATTC